TTTGTCAATTAGTTCTTTTGTGGTAATAACTTTTTTTAGTCCACCAAAGAGTCCTTCAAGTACCAAACGATGTGTCTGCATACCATCCAATGTACCTGTCAGGCCAAATCTGTATTTACATAAATGTAGTTTGGTTAGTATAGATGTCAAGGACTTAGATTTAAATAAATGCGCCTCATCTCCAATCACACAACCAAACTGTTCAAAGTAACTCTTAGGCATCTTGTAAAGAGACTGCCATGTAGATATAACAACCTTCTTTGATACTTGCCTGTCATGACCACTGTATACTTTCTGTAAGTATGCATCCAACCACCCATAATCAATAAAATCAGAATACATCTGTTCAACCAAGGATGTTGTGGGAACAAGTATGAGTATCTTATCTTGTTCTGTCTCTGATAACAACATCTCATAATATCGTATCAGAATGTAAATTATTAGTGACTTACCCGAAGCAGTAGGGCTAAGCAACAAAGCACGATGGGTTCTAATAGCGTGTTCCACTGCGCTAACTTGGTAATCACGAGGTTTGATTCCTCTTCCATTGGATCGAAGTCTAAGGCTTCGTATGAATCCATCCAATATCTGTTTGTCGATTTGCTTTTCATTTTGTAGTTCCTCACTTATGTTATAATCTTCTTCAAAATCCTCTAGATATTTAGTTAGATAAGGTAACAATCCAACATACAATTCTCCGTTAGCTGGAGAGAATAACCGTATCTTTCCATCCCAAATGCGATTCCTATATGCAGGCATAAACTTTGCGCCCGGCACTTCAAAGGTAAAGTAATCTGATAACATCCTTGCAATAGATGGTTCAGTCTCTACTCTTAGAAAAACCTCATTTTTCTTAGAGATTGTTGTCACTAAATCGCACCATCAACAAACTTACGCCATTCAATTGCGTTTTTAATATCCCAACCACGAGACTGTATCTGTTTCAGAATACGTTCACACGAATCCATACACCACCCATAATACTCTACCTTTTGTTTTGCTTTGATGAGTTCTTCATCAGATTCAAGATAGATGGGCAAGTCTTGTTTTAAAATTTTGTGGTCAAAAGGATTGTCACGATAGATTTCTGGGTCTGATTTGCCAGAATAGTATTCCCACTTCTTACGATAGAGAACACGATATGTACCCTCATTCATAAGTTTGAGTTGTCTAAAGTTATTGTAGATTGTTAGGTATTTTTGGTGAAGAGATGCAGACTTTAGAGACTCGTCTGCGAGTTCTAGGTCATCCATCTTTAGGTCTTTTTCAGCCTGTTGCTGCAATTCATCAAGTGTCATTATATCTCCATAGTATAAGGTGAGCAGAGTGGGTTGTAACTTGCGTTACTATATTGTCTCTACGAGAGAGCCTCAAACAAAGATTGTCCAAGTCAACCATTGTCTGCTCAGGTATATTTATAAACTTGCAAATTCGTAGATATCGTATTTGAAGGTAACAGATGCAGTTAATTGTTCTGAGTCTGTAGTCTGAGAATTATAATCTAGTCCAGACAAAGCTGTTGGAAATACGTTCTTAAAGTTTACTTGCACCTTTGGATTATTTTTGTTTGTAAGAATCATTAATGTTGCATCACTCATAAGTGAAGCTGGATTACCAGCAGATGCTTTGTTTGGATCGTTTTCTTTTGATGCAGCTCTAAGTTCTGGATTACCGCCTTGTACCGCTTGGGTGAACTGTTCTCTGTTCTTTGGGAATCCAATACCAATCAACCAATCATGTATCTCTCTATAGTTTGATAAATCTTCATTTACCAAAAACTGTACTTCCAAGTCTGCAAAATCAATATTATCGCCCATCATGTGTATTGTACTAAATGGTGTAGATATACTTGCATCCCCACCAAAACTAATGCCAGGGATATTGACTTGTGTTACAAAATACTCTACTGTAGGTATCTTCAATAGTTGAAATCTGAACTGCGAGGGTGACGCAAAGTCCATATTTGTAACTTGTCTTTTTAGTGGATTAAATTCAGCCATAGTATTCTTCCTTTATACTATTTATAACGAAAAAAGGGGAGCATTTCTGCTCCCCTTTGAGTTTCGGTTGTTAAAACAACTCTTATTACATGATGTTTGTAACTTGTACTCTTCTGTAATATACGTTGTCGTTGGCCTGAAGTGCGCCAAGACGGGCAGTTGTACCACCAGCAAATGGGTTTGCAGTAAGACCGTAACGAGTCTTGAAACCGATTTTAGGCTGGAAGTTGTTCTCACCCACTGCACGAACCATCTGAAGTGGAACGTATGGGCAGTAGAACAGACCTGCATCGTAAGGTGAAGTACCCTTATAACCTACAGTGTAGTACTGTTTTGCAGCACCGTTTGCAGCATATGGGTCGATAAACACTTTGTAACGTCCGTTAAGAACACCAGCGAAAGTGTTACCAGCATCGTCAACATTCAAGTTGTTGTTAAGAGCAGGTGTGTAATCAAGTACACCAGCCATTTGCAGTGCAGAAGCAACATCTGAAGAACAGATAATCATGTTACCTTTTCCTCTGCGTGTCTCTTGTGCAATTGCGTTGGCATCACGCTCAACTTGGAACATAAGTCCTTTAAACTTCTCAACACTCCAACGGCCGTTTGAATCAACGTCCATGTCGAAGATACCAGAAGTTGCAGTATCAGTCTGTGCGCCTGGCTTAGCAGTTACATAGATTGTACGGACAACTTCACGGTTGATTTCAGCAAGAATTTCAGATGACAAGATGTTTGCCAATTCTGTTTCTGCATCCAAACCATGAATTGCTTTAAGGTCTTGTGCGAGTTCCATTGTGTACTCGGCTTTAAGAGCTCTTGACTTTGCTTCAACAGTCTGCTTCTCAATTGAGAATGCCATTTCAGCGAAAGCGTTGCTTGACGCATCACCCAATGCTTCAGCAGTTGCAGTAGTCATACCACCGTCAGCGGTATATGCGCCTGGCGAACCATCGTTAAGAACTGCTGGGTTAGTTTCACCGTTAGATGAAGTACCGGCAGAGCCTGGGATGTTAGCGTTTGCCGCGGCACCAGAGAATGCTGATTCTGGTTCTGCGTACTGGTTCTCAGTACCGTTCTGAGCCTTGTAACGTGATCTCATTGCAAAGATAAGTCCTGTTGGGCCAGTCATTGGCTGAACACCAGCAATATCATATGCGATAAGGTTAGGCATCGCCCGTCTTACGAGGGAGATGAGGATCGGATCCCAATTATCAACAGATGAACCTGTTGCGTTTGCTGGGGCTGCTTCGCCGAGGAAACCTCTGTCCTCATTGAGAGCTTTTTCTTGGTTTTCTAGGATTACTGTGGTAACAGCTTTACGATAAGAGTCATTGATCTCTGGAAGATCGTTGTGCTCTAGCACTGGTGCCCACTTTTCCTGTAGATGTTCTGTTTTGAACATTTTAGTTTCTCCTTATTGAGTTTTCTTATAATATTTATAAAAAACTAATTTCTTAGTTTTTATTTCGCCCGCTTTACATTTGTACTGATTGCAGCCATGTAAGCGGCCATTGCACCAGTTGTATCGAAAGATTCTGAACCATCTGTTTCAGAGTCTACTGATTCAGCGACAGTTGTTGCTTTTGGAAAATAACTTTCCTTTAGTGTGTCGAGTTTACCTCTGAAAGATTCTTCATTAGTAAAATCTACATCTTCTGCAAGAGCCTTAAACTTCTCAACTTCCGTATCGGCAAGGTCAGAAGCAACTTCTGCAAAAACACTTTCACGAACTAGAACGTCATGTGATTTTTTCATCTCAGCACTCTTTTCAATTTGTTCGTTCAGCTTTGCTTCAAGTTCGTCAATCTTTTCAGACTGAGTTCCTAGAAGGTCGTACTTTTCATCTGGAACGTCAATGTAATGTTCTGCGAACAAATCTTTCAGTCCAGAGATAAAGTCCTCTGCGATTTCGCCTTTAAGACCACGCTCAACGGCAATTTCGTTTTCTTTCATCCACTCTTCTACAACATAGTTCATGTAGTTGTCGACCTTTTCAGTCAACTCATCACGCACTCTGTTTACTTCTTCAGCTACTTCTTGAACTTTAGATTCTTCAATTCTTTCGACTTCAGAACGAAGTTTGGATTTAACAGCGGCTTCAAAAATTGTAGCAGCTTTGTCTTTGAATTCTTCAGAAAGTTCCTCATCTTGTGTGAGGGCAGAAACATCATCAGACACATCTACTGAAGCAATGCGCTCGTCAAGAGTAGATTCGTCAACTTTCACTGACTCTTCTTCTTCTTCCTTACCCATCATCTCCATTTTATTGTACATGGCTTTGAGTTCTTTTGCTTTCATCATTTCCATCTTAGACGCCATAGCATTAAGCATTTCTGCCTTAGTCATGGCCTTCTCCTCTAGTGCTTCACCGTCATGTTCAATTTCGGTTTCTGCAGCAAGGGGCTCTTTGATTTTAGTTGGTGTGTCTGCACCACCGGCATCTTTCGCACCTTTGGTTTGAGCGTCAGTTGCCTTCTTCATCTTATCTCCAGCTTTCGCTGAACCTGATTCTGCATCTGTTGACTCTTCACCGGCACCGCCGAGGTCTTGGACTTCACCCTCTACCTTATCCATTGATTCACCTTTTGCGGCACCCTTTTTAGGGGCATCCTGAGCTGCTTCTTCAAGCTCGCTCTGAACTTCCGCTTCTAGTTCCTCAATTGTCTTGTCTAGTTCTGACATAGGGATTTCTCCTTGAGTTTTGTTTGTCTTACCATATTTATAATGATTAAAGTTTTGACAAGAACTTTGCAAATGCAAGTGCGGAAACATTTTCCTGTCTACGTCTTACACCTTCATTGATCTCATCTTTGATTCCAGCAATCTCGACTTCTTTGAGAATGCCATTATCCCACACCCATTCTTTACCTTCCATAATACCCTCAACGAAGGCTTGAGGCGCAGAAGGGTCTGCAACGATATCTGCCGCAGTTGCGAGATAGAAATCGTCTTTCACATAATTTGCACCACCCTTAGATTCTAGTGAACCCATGCCTCTTGAAGAGACACCAAGTTTACCACCATCCTTGATTAGTGCTTTCGCAATTTCCCCCATAGGAGTAGACAACAATTTTGCCTCACCAACGAAGTTCTTTCCATTAGCTTCAAGTTTTGTGATCATGTGCGATACTCTGTCAAGATTGACAGTTGGGCCCTCTGGGTGACCAAGTTCCCCAAACGCACGACCTTCAGCAACAAATTCTTTGTTATAACGAGCGACTTCTTTAGTAAGTACGCCCATTGGATAGACACGACCATTTCTATTTTTCTGGTCGGCCTGCATAAAGATTCCACGAATCTTCATATCTTTACCACCACCGTCTTTATCTTCAGTGATG